ATATCTTCCATTATTTTAAAATTTAAACGTTTGCTAACAATAAATAAAAATGAATAGCGCAGGTTAGCGTTCTGCTTCTAATCACTTGTAGCTGTGCGCTACTACATTTTATTAGGGTCGTTATCGGCAATTACCACCATTCGTCAAGTTGCCTTTTAAACTCTTCAATTATTTCCTCTTTAGTTACCTCTCCCTTTTCTACGGCTTCCTGTATTTCTCCTTTAGTAAGTTCTTCATCTTCCTTTCTATCGTAGTAGAGAAAATCTCTAGCCAGATCATTTGCATTTGCAAGTATTAATTCTCTTCGTGTCATTTCAATAAATTTAAAAGCCGATAACAAACAATAAAATCCATACGCCTATCGGCTTGACGTATTTTATTTGGGTCGTTAAAGATCCGGATTTTTAGCTTCTATTTCTTCAATCAATTTGTCGTAACATTCTGGATGGCAATTCATTTCAATCTCATTCTCTTCAAATAATTGCTCTTGACACTCAGAACAGTATACCGGAAGCTCTGAATATTCCTGTTCTAATTCAAATTGTCTGTCTACTGGTATGTTTTCCATAATTTCCTTTGTTTTGTTAAGTATACTACAAATGTAACATAAATGTTTCAATAAACCAAATAAAGTTTAATTATTTTGCATAAAAAAACCCCGGTTGTTAGCCGGGGCGCAATAAGACAAACAAAGAAAGTCTATTTCTTTTTCTTCTTTTTCGGTTTCAATTGCTCATATAATGTAAATAAGACTGTTATAAGCCCTACAATCGCACTTGTTAACTCGACGGTTATATCCTTTGGTAATTGATAGATAATCGCTACAACGCTAATTAAAGCCGTAATTAAAGCAATTAATTGTGTTCGTTTAATAGTCATCATATATAGTTTAAGTTTATAATTATGGTTGTGCAGGCCATTGAGGGTTATTAGGATCAAATCCTTGCTGTTCTGTCATATCTCTCAGAGACTGCCAATAAGCTATCCATGAATCAAATTCAGCCTTAATAGAAGGGTCAACAAGATACAATTCCTGTTGTAAAAATCTGTTATACCTCCATTCGGTATCCCTAAATAATTTACTCCTTTGCTTATCAAATGAAGCTTTGTCGAACTTGACGCTATTACTAACTATAACATATTTAGCCCCATCCCACCTATGCCACTCCTTTGATAGTTCAACCCTGCGTAGCTTTACCTTTACACCTTCTGGCGCGTCTGTCCGTATTGAATGAATATTTGAGTCATACTTACCATCTGTTGTTAAATCAGAAAAAGAAGCTGCTATTACATCGCCTGTGCTATTTTCAATTATTACTTTCATATCTATAAATTATCATCATAACCCCTAACAACTATAAAAGCGTCTGCAATTGCATCACTTACTAAATATTCTATTACCTGAGTAGAATTAGTGTGCAATGTACCTTGACTACGCATCGATGAATCTACGGCAAAATCGCCGCCTTGCCTTACGAAACTATGTGTCGGTGTTGCGCCTGTGCCACCATCCGTTCTAATGTCCAAATAATCAGTGTCATTATTAGGTAATATCCCCCATTGGAAATAGCCAAACGTCGAAGTGCTTGGTATGTAACTTGAGCAATCAACATTAGTAAAAGATGTTGCGCCGCCAGCAGTTAGTACTTGAGTAGTTGACCCATCTTCATCATACATTATTTTTTTACGTCTACCTGAACCACTAGAATAGAATTTAAGAAAATCGCTTGACCCGTCATTTCTAACTGCTCCAACGCGCCTAAATGTATCATATCCACTAGGTAGCGTTGGACTCGTTGAACTAGTAGACAACAATCCTGCCTCTGCTAATACATCAGCATTGTCATAAATAACATAAACATAATACCAAGTGTTTGAAGCCTCCGATCCTGTATCTAAGCCATTTGCACCACTTGTTGTAATTGCAACGTTTTGATTAGAGGCTAAAACTATATCATCTGTATCTGTACTATCTCGACAACTTCCGGCCTCAATTTGAATTGTGGTTGCCGAAACATAATTAACCTTCAATTCAGTTAAATAATCTGTAGGCAATCCAGCCGCACCTCCTGAACCGTCCAAATCAATACTATGCTCCGTACCTGCCCCATCTTGGAAGTATAATAAATTATCTGATTTTGGGTATATCTTACCGTAATTAGTTAATGCTGAAGGTGTCGTAGTTTCTGTTAAAGTAATTACACCGTCTATTTTTAAATCGTTTGTAAAGGTTGATGTTCCGTTAGGGTCTAAATCAATATCAACAACACCTCCGGAGTCTTTTATTTGTACACTTGCATCACTGGTGCCAGTGGCACCTATTATTATTGATCCGTCCTCTGTTATTCTCATTCTTTGATATAAAGTACCGCTCCCTCCTTGGCAAAGGAAAATTAATTCTCCTAATTCGTCATTTGCTGTATTTGTATCTATATGCCCTCTAATTTGGGCGTAAATAGTCTCATTATCACTAGCATCGTCTCCGACAAAATCCAAATGAGCTATATCTGATCCGTTTGCTTTTATATCACTAGCTATTTTTACAACACCAGCCGAAGCACCTCCGGAAAATGTTATGTCATCAGTTAATGTAGCAACTACGCTTGTAGGGACTGTGCCACTACCATCATATATGCCACCTGAACCTGCACCGGTCGTTGCTACCCAATCCGTTCCATCAAATCTATATTCACGATTAGCATCTTTGTCGTATAGCGTATCGCCCTCTGAAGGTGTGTAATTCCCCCAATTATCCTGATCTTCAGAATATTCAACTATATCATTTATAGCGGCTCCATCCCAACCAGAATCAACAACCGACGAAGCAACTTCAATTAATATATACCTATCACCATCAACTTCTGTGGGCGGTGCCGCGTTAATGTCTGCTAAATCTAACACTGATAATTTCCAAGGGTTACTACTCCATTCTAATTCTGCGTTTAAATTGCGCCTTAATGTGTCTCCATCACTTGCAGTTACGAAATCCTTTGGTGGGTGAATTTGGCTATTCTCAATACTTTTATGATCATTTCTTGCTCCCATCCTAATAAGTTATAAATCCGTATTTATTTACATTCCTTTCGCCGCAACCATATAAAGGGTATTTAGTGCTATCGTCTTCTTGCTCATCCTTAATAAACTGGTCGGCTTGCTCTTCAAAGTTTCCTGCATCAGCCAACATTTGATTTCTTACCAGACCTTTGCCTGTATTACCTGAAGCGTTACTAAACTCATTAAAATCCGACATCGTGCCACTATTAGAAATATGGTCGTTTATCATTGGCAGCCGCTCATAAACAACGTAATGTGCTAACATAGGCTTTAAATAGTTATCTAATAAAGCTGTATTATCAGCTGTTAACGTTGAGTTTTCAACCTGATCGGTTATTTCTTCGTAGAAGTCATCACCTAAAAACGGGCGTATATATTGCCTTTGCGCTTTTAAAATCCACTTAGATAAATATCTCGGCTCAAACCCTGCTTTTAAAGGTATAGCCAAATCAATTATCTCTGTTGTTGTTATTATTTCTGTTGTTGATGACATATCATTGTTTTAGTCCAAGTTCACCCGAAAATCTACACCGGACATTCGTATCAGCCTTATCCGTTGTTGCTTCAAACCATAAAATGCTTTTTTCGCTAACAACAAAAGGTACAGGCGGCCTCACATCAATATGATTACCGTCTGACGTGTCTAAAGAATCTCTGTATATTTCATATTCTGCCGTAGAGGCATCAGAATAAACATATCCTAAAAGATCAACCTTCGGAGTTTGACCAGTTGGTTTAATAATGTTAAAATATAACCACTCTGCATTAAATTGATAGCCTGAAGGAACATAAAAAATACATTGTTGAGTTGTCCCTTGCCCCACTGGCATTTGTGCCATTGTGTAACTGCTTGAGTTGGCCGTTATTGTAATAGTTCCTTCGTTTTGTTTATTGGTTGCATTAGCTTTAAATATAGCAACCCTATTAATGCCTATCCATTGAGTTGTAGTTGTGATAGTATTAGTACCGTCCATTTCTATTATTTCAATTTGACTTTCCCAATTTTCATCTACTCCATAAACAATAATTTTTTGACAATGAGAGCCTAAAACAGTATCATTTGCGCTTGTGCTTACTATATCAATAGTTTCGCCACTTGTTAAGTATTGAAAAGCACCGCCCCAACTTGCTATAAGTTCAGTTCCAACGTCAATATCATCATTATATCCGAATTTATTCCAAGTTTCATAACCTGTTATATTTCCCATTGCTACTTCTGTATGAAAATCTAAAGATAACCCAGCATCCAAATAAGCAATTAAAGTAGCATGTAACACAGTGTTATTTGAGCTTGATGGTGTTGTAACATTACTTGAATCTAATGTAACAGGTTCGCCCCTCTCGTTGGATATATCTGTTATTTCTACTTTATTATTAATTAATTCTATACGTGTTGATCCTTTAGGAAACATTTTTATATCTCCCTGTGGATTACCTAAATCGATTTGAATATTCGATGTGTTATTTGTTATTACTATTCCCATTTTTTTTGTGACCTTTTAAGTTATAAATTAAGGAGGTGCTGGCATTGATATTGTAAAGTATGTTATATTTACTGTAAAATTGCCCGTTCCCGGTGCTGTATTAGTTATTCTTAATTCCTCACCTGCTTGTCCCATTGCTATAATCCCTGAACCGTCACCCTCTCGAAAACTCTCTCCTGCAACAACGCTTGAATTAGAAAATAATAGGTCTGCGACAGATGTTCCGTTTGTTGGAGCCGCCGGAGTTGTTGACGCTCCGAATCCGATTCTAATATTTGTAGCTGTCATATCAGAGCTAGGTACAATTTGATAAGATGTTATTACATATCCCGTTCCCGTTACAGCCCCCAACATATCAACATTTGTATTAGCGTCATCGGCCAAGAATACCTTTCTTTGCACATTCGAATGACCACCTATTACAAATTGAACACCTGTACGATCATATAAAGCCCTTACCCTGTCACCTTCTGCAACCTCTGAAGAATCATTATAATCACCAGCGTAACCGCCTATTTTTACAGGGTTACCAGAATCAACAGCATCATTAGCAACATCTCCGGTCACTGGATAATCGTCTTCATCACTTGCCCTAGTTGTCGGTAATGATCCAGATTTAGTTGTTTGCCCTAAAGAGGGGATTTTGTCATTTATTTGATCTAAAAACGTAGCAGAACTATAAGTATTATTATCTATGTTGTCTAAAAAAGTAAAACTATTAATTTGATTTTGAGCCGTTGCAAGTAAAGAAGAACCAGAACCCGATCCAGTGTCTAAATAACCAGATAATGTAGTATGTAAAACTGTATTATTCGCACTCGCAGGAGTTTGTACATTACTTGAATCTAATGTAACAGGTTCGCCTCTTTGATCTGATATGTCAGTTATAATTACCTTGTTTCCTATTAAATCAATTTTAGTAGCTCCCTTTGGAAAAGTTTTTACATCACCATTGCCCATTGATATTGATATGTGTGAAGTATTATCTGTTATATTTATAGCCATTTTACCTTCTTTTATTTGCTAATTCAATTATTTTTTTATTCAAACTTTTTTGTAAACCCATACGCTCTTCATGGTGTCTATTATCCCTCTCAGCTAATTCTTTGTAAGCATCTTGCATATTATCATCTATCTTTATAAGTCCTTCTTTTAAATCAGTTAAAACAACTAATAAAGTATCTCTGTTCTCAGCACTTAACGCTTCATTTACATTGTGCTGAAGGCTGGATGCTCTTTTTTCAATAGTACTACCATCAATAGTAACGCCTTTTACTTTATCAAGCATCTCCATAGTTATATCCATCGCCTCAAATCCTGATATTTGTATTTTTTTCGGTGTTAGGTATTTAATAGAAAACATTATAACCAATAGACAAATAATCATACCAATTACTATCGGCACTTGATCATAATTACTCAGTGTCTCCACTTGTGCTAGTATCTCCATTTTCTGTTAAAATTTCACGGTCTTCTAAATCAATTAATTCTTCTCCCAGCGTCCCTTCTATAGGCTCAAATCCTAAAACTCCCCGGCCTTCATCTATTGTTAAACACTTATTCACTTCTATGTTATTTGCTAAACTTAACGGAGCTAGATTTTGAACATCTACTTTAAAGTCCTTACCAGCAATCCTAAGCATCTTATTAAATAATCTATTTAACGGCTTCCTATAATCTGGTACAACCTTCATATTCATTGCTAAATCATATTCATTTCTTATCTGTTGGTTACTTCCTAAGCTTCCAGGTTCCGCCAATCCTGTTAAACTTCTATACCAACCATGAGCTGTCACTAGTTGTTGATCAGCCATTTTGTCTAAAATCTGAAAATCACCATCTGTTATTTGATCAAATAATTGAACGTTTGCTGCTTGGTCTGGATTATCCAACAACTGCATCAACAACTTGCTATTATTCCCTTCACCAGTGAATTTGGCAACGAAATCATTTATCATATCTTCAGGTGTTTTACCCTCTGGGGGTTGCCCAAAAAACTGAATTAATCCCGTAGGCATGAAGCCGTTATCGAAATTATCTATATTGAATTTTCCTACTCTGTAATTTATATCTACCCAACCGGACAGAACCGCTGCGATGTAATCAGGTAATCCATAATAACGCATACCCGGTACTCTACGCTTAACCATTAATAAAAAATTAGGCTGTGTATCAGTCCCATTGTACATGGGTATTGGTTTCATACGGCCTTGTTGATCTTTATCTAATTTTCGATTATTCTTTATTGTTGCCCAATCCGGAGAAATATAAGCCGTATCAATTACCCCTTCATTATTTTCATATCCCAATCTTATATCTGTAGCGTCTTTATGGAAATAAAATACATTCCCGTCCTTTCGTACGCCTTCAATAAAACAAGCTCCAAAAGCGATATAGTCATAAGCGCACATTTCATATAACTCGTCTAGCGTTTCATCCCTTAGATTAACCCCATCAACATAAGCCTGATCACCTTCCTTCAGTTCAATTTCTTCTGAATCTTTGAAATAGATTAATCCATTACCCGTTGTTAGTGTGGTTTTAGAATTAATGATACCTGAATTAGTACCACTCCTTAAAATCTTTGTAGCTAAATTATTTGGAAATGAATTATCCGTGTCTTTGTAAAAAAGAACCCAATCAGTTTGCTTCTGATCTTGTCTTGTGTCGGCTTCTTTAGGTATTTTACCTACACTCGCAGTAGCGTAAATAGTTCTCTGTACTGTCTTTGTCTTTGCCATAAGTAAAAAAGGGGAGAGTTAACCCCTCCCCATTATTTTATTGTTCGAATTTTGTGCTATCGGTAGTATCTCCGGTGAACTCTCTTTGAAGTTCTGCCGCCTTACCAGTCAAATGAATGACATATCCGTTTTCATCTTGCAAGTCAGTGCCTAATAACTCATCTAAGGTTACTAATAAAGCCGCTTTTTCTTCCAAGATTTCATCATAACCACCTACAAAAAACTTTTGATTATAATCTTCGTAAACCGCTACTACCTTACAAGTTGTTTTCAATTCCTGAAGTATAGCCGCTTTCACTTTTTCCATTTTTGGAACATGAAATTCACCTTCTACTTCCTGAACATCTGACCCGTTCTCACTGTTTCCAGTAGATCCGAAACCACCTGTAAAGTCGTTAAATTCGAATTTATAAAATTTTACTGTTGTTGATGTTAGTGTAACCGCTGTGTACTCATGATCCGTTGCTCCGGCTGTAAAATCTGTTATGTTGTCCCTTTCGGTTAACCACAGATTTTTGACTCCTCCCCTGCGTTTCTCGTCACCACATGCTACATCTAAACCTCCTGATAATTGTGTCATAATTTTTAACTTTAAAAGGTTATTAAATAGCGATACACATTAGCTCGTCTTCGACATATTGAACGCCTTGAATCCATTTACCTTTACGGTAAACCAATTCATTCAATTTGTCGTACCAAACTTCCATTTCTGCGTTTGCGTCATTTACATCTGCACCAATTACAATATTATCAGGCGTAGTATACAAAATAGCATTATCACCAATTTCTGCTTGGAAAGGGTTTGCAGCATCAGCTAAAGCGTCATCCCATTCAGACATTTCAACTAACTGAACTCCTCTGTAACTTAAAGAAACTGTACCGTCTTGCAATCTTTGCAAGCCTGAATCAGTAGAAGTATTTTCTAAAGTTTTCCAGTAATTATCCCAAATAGTCGCAGTTACATAAAACCTTTTATCTGATCTCGGTATAGCTCTTAAAGTAGCTGGCTGATTAGTCCAAATCTGTTCTAATGCCTCTTGCGCTCCATCTGCTACTAATACACCTGCTCCATCTTCGATGTTAGAATCGTTCGACATGTCAATTGAATAACCTAAAGAACTTGAAGCGTCTATTAATAGTCTCCAAATACCGTCACAAATTCCATAGAATGAGTCTGCATCTGCATCATCACCAAACCATAAAAGTTTCTGATTGTCTTCTCTAACTGCTCTCTCGGTTTGCTCCTGCATAATAGTATCAACTACTGTTCCTATCATGTCGTTTCGGTCAGTGCCAGTTTTCAAAAACTCCTGAAAAATAGTATTATCGAAAGCATCTGAACACTCTTCAAGGTTAAACTTAACTTTACAACCGGTGATAGTCTTATCGTCTATAGTAGTGGTTCCCACAGCCGTAAAACCACAATCCGTATCTGCTCTTAAAATCTTTTGCAGTCGTCTTGGTAAGTAGATATTTACTTTGTCCCGTAAATCAGGAATAAATTGAAACTCTCTATACAAGTCTTTGCCCTCTAATTGAGGTTGAAAGAATAACTTTGTTAGAAATTCTTTACCAGCATAAGTATGCGTAATGTTTGATGTTAATTGATTAGTTGCCATATCTGTTTAATTTAAACCTAGTCTGTTTTGAATTTTTTTAACTTGTTGATTTACCAAGCTTGAAAATTGAGGCTCTTTTTTATCTTTTGTTTTAACGTCATCCTCTTTTGCTGGTATGACCGTTTCTTTAGCTTCATACTTCGCTATCTTAGCTCTTAATTCTGCCATTTCAGTATCCTTTTCTGATAGCTCTTTCTTTTTGTTTTCGATTTCGGCTTCTTTTTCTACTGTTACAGCTTCGATTTGTGCGTTTGTAGCGTCCGCAATCGCTTTAATTTCTTCGTCAGATAAACCTTCTTTTTTCTCCTCCTTCTCTTTTGGAGTTATGAAAGCAAGGATTTTATCCAAAGCACTTTTTTCTACCTTTTCGGTAGTGTCTTCTTGATTTTCCATTGTTTTTGTTTTAATGTTTTGAAATTTATTAGGAATGTCAGGATATTTTTTATCCCTTACTTTATTCATTACCGTTTGTGTTACATTCTGGACGTTTTCAGGCTCAACAATTTTATCAATCAATCCAAAAGCTTTAGCCTCTTTTGCATCAATCCACTTATCCTCATCCATCAAGCTTTTAATTGCGCTTTTTCTTTGCCCCGTCTGCTTTTTGTAGATGTTTACTATTGCGTCCTGAAATTTATCTAAGTTATCAGCTTCCTTTCTTAATTCATCAGCACTCCCCATTGTCATAGTCCAAGGATTATGAACTAAAATAGGTGTGTTTGAGCCTGCCTCTACCTTATCCAAGGCAGCCGCAATAACAGTCATTGAACTAGCGGAAGGGCCAGTATATCGGCCTGTAGTTGTTCCCTTAAAAGTTTTTAGAAAATCATAGATAGCTAGTGCGTCCGTTAAAGAACCACCTAATGAAGCCATGTTTAAATGAAGTGAATCGGCCTCCTGTGCTTTTACTTCGTTTATAAAGCTATTAGCAGTAACTCCGAAAAATCCTATATCTTCGTTGATGTCAATTGTAACATCATTATTTACTTTATTAAGTACATACCATGAATCCATGTAGCAATTATACTACACTTACATACAAAGGTGTATCCCCTTTTTACTTATTACTTTTTTTCTGCATGTTTCACGCAGCAATATCTAAGGGTATGATCGTTGATTTTTGACTTTATTTTCTTACCTGTTAGGTCGTATTTTTCCTCGCCATCCATTAAAAAGTCCCATGTTGAACCAGTTGAATTTGCTTTATATTCTTGATAGTCATGTACAATAGCAAAATCTCTCACCCTACTGGTCGGTGCAATGCCTTTATCTATCAAATGATAAATAGTGTTCTCTAAACTTGCATTTTCACCATATCTTTTGATTAAATCCTTGGTGAAATTTTTAATAAAACTGTCAATTACTTCTCTGTTTAATTTTTTGTTAGCCATTCTATCGCCTTTTTTACTGTACACCCAAAACAAACCTTTCCTTGCTTTGTCTCAGATTTCCATAATAACCAAATTTGTTTCTGAATCTTAAAATCCGTTTCAGGATTTCCAGTTAATTGGTCAAGTAATTTCCTACCAGATTCTTTTGGCATAGCTTATAAAATATTTTAAAACTTTTCCTAAGTGCCGCGAACAACCCATACAACATTTATCGCCTACAGTTATTTCGTATATTTCACACAACCCTTTTATAGCCGCAAAGTCCGGGCGTATTTTACCACTAACTTTTATCGCTGCTAAATGGGCTTGAATTTCTTCTTTATAATCTTCTACCACTTTCCTATCGGACATCGTTCTAATTTTATTGCTGTCTTATTTTTAATGTCACATAAACATACCACGCATTGATCGCGTTTAGCAAATGTTATACCCAATAATTTAAATTTGCCCCTCTTCTTTGGGCAATCATTGCATATTTCACGCCTTTTTTCTTTTAATTCTTTGTCTGCTTGCTCGAATATCATTTTAAAAACCACTTTCGTTTTGAATTACTCGTACTTGTTTTTGTGCGTTTGTTATTGCTCCCTCGCTTACTACAACCGGAATCGCACCAATAGCAGTTATAACCGCTTGTGCTATCCTTGATTCCATACCGTCCATATCTAACCCTTGTTGATTATTTACAAAGTTCTGATTTACTTGTGGCCCGTTTACATTTGGACTACTCAGCGGTGTAACTTGAACCCTTTCCTGCCCTCCGGGATTATCACCGACTAATAATAGTTCGGGACCATCTGTTATAAAGTCACCGCCTAAAGCTAACGGGGTAGCTCTAATTGCCGCTGCACGAGCTAATCCCTCGCCTAATGCTAGTGCCGCTAAAGGTAAAGTAAAAGGTGGGCCTGGAGGTGTCGCTAATGCTCTACCACTTGCTAAAAATGCGGAAATAACCGCCTGTTGTGCTTGTAAGTTTCTGCTTTTCTTAGCTGCTTTTAGCTCTAAATCCGATCTTTGTTTATCAAACTTTTTGCCGATAGCTATTTTTTCAGCATCGGTTAAATTCTCATTATCTAGCGCAGCCTCCCTTTGAGCTTCTAAAGCGTCAACTTGCGCGTTAGTTTCTCTATCTAATCGTTTCTGAAGATTTTGAAATACTATATTGTTAACTTCTTCAGTTATATTACCTATTGTGTTTTTTAAATTTTGAGCTAAAGCAGTTTGTGCTTCTTCATCTAAAGAAAATACTCTTTGCAAAAAGTTCTCCTCAGGAAGTAATTCTTCTAAAGGCTCTATTATAATCTCTGGCTTTACTTCAAAATCTAAATCCTCTAAAGGCTCAAAGTATTTTTCAAATGCCTTCTTAGCGGCTTCGTTAGCTTTCTTTGCCGCTGAATCTGCCTTTGCTTGGTCGGCTGTTGTTGTTTTAAATCCTTCAACAAATCCTTCACCTGCTACTGTTCCAGCTTCTGTCCCCGCTTTTTCGGCTGGCTTAAATAAAGCTTCTTTACTGATTTTCTCAATAGGTTTCCTTTGTTCTACCGTTGCCTCGAAAGCCTCCGTGTAATTTGTTGCCACATTTTTACCGAAGTCTATTATTGTAGCCTTAATATTTGTGAAGCCCTCAGAAAATGAACTTTTTATAGCCTCAAAATCTAAAGTAAACACACCCTTTAATATACCGCCTACAGATTTAGCCGCATCAAAGAGAACACCAAAGTTTAATACAACTGCATCAATTATCGTGCTAACTTGAGCGCCAAAAAACTCAACAGCCGCCCTTGCTATTGCCGATTCATTATAAAAGTCAATAAAGAAGTTTATAACGTCAACCCCTACATCAATTAACTTAACTAAGCCCTCTAACAAGAAAGCCTGTAATTGATCGGTTAATCCGCTTAATTCGTTGCCCGTAAGGTCAAAAGCGGCTACTATTTGTTGTTGTGCTAGTTCAATTCTTTGGTTAGCGTCTAATAACTCTAATTGTGATTGTGTATATTTATCGGTATCATCAACTAATCCTTCTATTTCACCGTCTACATCTTTTAAAGTTTGTAAAAATCTCAACCCTGCATCTTCACCAGCACCACCGAATACATCTGCTAAAACAGTTTGCAATCTGTCTGCCTCTATTCCCCCCTGATTTAAAGCTGTTGAAACTTGTTTTAAAGCTTGAGCCGTGCTAATAGAACCATCCCTAACACCTCTCAATAACTTGTCGGAGAACTCCTTACCAAAAGCATCATTTAAAGCGTCTTTAGTTGCGGTTGTTTGCTCTCTAATTCTTAGTCCGAATTCCTTTACAGCGTCTACACCTTTATCTGAAAATATACCTTCTTTTACTTCCTGTGTAGCTATTGTTATAAATTCTTCAGCACTAAAACCAGAAGCTTTAAACTGCGTAGGGTATTCCCTTAGCTTATCTAAAAACTCACCATTTGCATCTGCACCAGCTAAAAAACCTTTATTAATTAAATCTAACGCCTCAGCTCCGCTTATACCAAATTCTTTAGATAAAGTGTTAGAAGCTAATAACACCTCATTAAATTCTTTACCAAATGTATCAGCTGTTGCCTGTATGCCTGATGTTAATTTTTGTAACTCGTTATCTGTAACACCAAATAATTTCTGAACCTGTGAATTTGCCTTATTTACTTCTTTGGTAAGGTCTAATAATGCGTCTGTTGCTACGACTGCCCCCGTTGCTACCGCGCCCGCTGCTATCCCCCAAACACCGCCAAATTTACTGATTTGAGGTATTATATTTTTAAGTAATCCACCAGCATTTTTTAAATTACCTCCCCCAAAATCTACACCTTTCAACTGGTCTGCTAATCCTGAAATAGCACTACCATAATCGCCAACACTTCTAAAATTATCACCTAACTCTTTATCAAATTGTTTTAACTCAGTGGTAACTTGAGATATTTCTGTTTTTAAATCATTGGCCTTTTTATTGGTTTTATCAAAAGCGTTTGGCAAAGCCTTTAATTCGGCTCTTAATGCTTGGTTTCTTTTTACTAGATCGTTATAACTTCCACTTGTAGCCTCAACTGCTTGACGGGTTTTAAGAAAGTCCTTTTGTTGTTTGTTTAGCTCTGAACGGGTTTGTTTTATTTCAAGATTTGTTTCTGCAATTTCTTTATTCAGCCTATCAAAATCTTCAGCACTCTTTTCTACCGAGTTATCTTTTAGCTCTGCATCTAATTGTTTCTTCTGATCTGTAAGTTCTTTTAACTGCTTATTAAGTCGTAAAATATCACTACTTAATTGATCATCACCTTTTAACTCAATCCTAAATCCTACTACTTTTTCTGCCATTATCCCGGAATTGTAACTGCTTTAATTGTGTTATCATCACTATCATACATTGTTACATGTAAAATAGCTGTATTTGTGCCGCTTAATGTTATCTCTGCCCAAACAGGTATTGAATCAGGCTTTATGCTATTCTCTAAACCAGGGCTATAAATACTTTCTTCGCCAAAAGGCCCATTTCCTATCCCATCGTCTTGATTGGTATCAATAATTGCACTTTCTCTATTTTCATATTTAATCAACTCAAATCTATATGTATTAGGATTTTGAGGCGTAACGTCTGCAATTTCATTTATTAAATAATATCCTTTTAACTCTGGTGGGTTACTTAAATATAACGGCTCTCTCGATAAATCTCCATTTTCATATTGTTGAATTCTGCTTTCTCTGAATTTAAAAAAGGCATTTACAAATATTCCCTTTTCAATTACATTTAATTGAGAGGCATAAAAAGTGCCAACCAATCCATTTTGACCATTGTATTTTAAATCCCAATCGGTAGTTCTGTCACCAAAACTTAAACCCGTAGGAATGTTGCTAATTAAAGAACCCTCCCAATTTAATTGAACACTACCTTGAACATCTACATTCCTATACACTATTCTTTCTTCAAAATCAGTGTCGAACTCAGGAACCGCCCCGTTTTCTTTTGTTTCCTTCCATAATCTAGCTAATAAAGGGCTTTGATTAGTAAGTGAATTAGTTCCTACAGTGGTATCTTTTATGTAGTATGTAAATGCAAATGTTGGGTTTTGGCTTTTCTGCTCACCTTCTTTAAAACGATCTGAAAAAGTATGTTTGTAACTTCCATAGCTTTCCTCAACCGCCTCATTAACTTTCTTTAAAAAATCATCTTTGTTATCTTCTTTATACTCATATCTTATTTCGCGCTTATAGTCACTTAAAAACCCGACCGTATAGGATTTACCAATATCTAAATCTTGAGTAAAATCATTCGCCTCACTTATTGCTTTATAAAATCCGTCTTGATTTACATCACTTATATCATCCCAATTATCAAAAGGCTCAACTATTACGGTTTTTTCAGACACATTCGTTTTCCATACCAAATTAAAGCAGTGAGTTAAACCGTTGATATATTTTATTATTTCAGTGTCAGGTAATTGCTGTGCTAAATTTACATTTACGCCTCTAATAAATTGTGGACTCATTAAATTAGATAATGTCGTACCTGTTAACATCGATATTTCTACATTAGCTAAAGACTTTATCTGTGTATACTCAAATCTATAAGCAAATGTAACCTCGTCACCGACTTGTAATGTTAAAGCAGTAGGTTTTACTATTAAATCTTCTACTGAAGAAAATCCAGGTGTACTCGTTGAAGTTCCATTTATCCAAAATATTTCTATTTCCTCAATCAAAGAACCGTTTAACCTAACTTGAAGATAGTTATTATCAGGCGCGCTCTGTACGGCCTTAACATTTAAACTTAATTCAAAGTCGTATTTAGCGTATTCAATAGCCGTAAATTTATCCGTTGATACATTAAACACACCCGCATTATCCGTTGACTCAAACTCAATAGGGTTTATAGTTCCTCCTAAATCAACATTAAAAGCCTTTGACCCAAAATTAACGTCTTGGTCAGTTGTTTTAGTAGCTGTAAATTGATTTGTGTCCAATGTACTTTGTGGATGTTTGAATCCTGTACCCGTAAAAAGCCTAAATAATTCACCAAATTGTGCGCTATCAAAAAAATTACTTGATACCTTATAACCTACATTTAAAAATGCTTTATCAATAATAGACTTAAAAAATATACCCGGCCTTAAATCTTCAACGCTTACCTGTCCGGATACGTCCCATTTACCATAATTTGTAATAGGATAATAGTAATCTAAATTTGTTGCTGTCCAGCTAGCTTCAATTGTTGTCTTGTCAAATGTATGAGAACCCCAACTCAATTCGTTTAATCTTAATCCGTTGAATTGATCGACCCATACAAGGTTGTCACCTGTTACCCTGCATTTATAAGACCTAACGCCTTTACTTGTGGTAATATCTATCACTTTAAAATTACCATTCATGTACGGGATACCATCAACCTTAACGACACAAGGCTTTAATGCCTTCATATCTTTAACATCGTCTATGTTAGTATCATAGATATGTTGTAATAATAGGTTATTAGCGTGTGAACCAGCTACGGAAAAATCTTTTGAATAAGAACCGCCTCGCCAACGGTTATTTGTTGGTGTAGCGTTTTTAATATCTGCTATACCATAGGTTAATGATAAAGGAAAGGCGGTTGAATCTTGAACCTCAAGAATCCCTTCTATTGAATTATCACTATCTCGTATTTCAACTGTAACCCCCATTATTTACCTAGTATTATTCTCTCATTAGCATATGTATAATCAATTCTTAACTGTACCAACCCATCTTCAACCGTTTGCACTGAGTTTCTTGTAACTGTTACTGGTATAAATTCGCTGTTTACTTCGATATATGTCGCCCTATCTTCGAATAATTCCTCTAACCATATCAATTCATTGTCCTTTAATGGTAGCGTGAAGGCTTGATATTGTATGTTCGAAGTTCCTCCAAGTGTTGTTTTACCTCTGCTTTCTACTGTAAAGTCTTTAGTTAATGGCTTATTGTAGCTTTTTTTATTCACTCTAATGCCTCTATTCTCACTTTGGAAGGTGTAAGAATCTAAGCCGCCTAATCTATTTTCCCAATGAAACCTAACCTCATGATTTAGACATCTATCAGATATTATATATGTTACAGTTTCAGATAGTGTTGATATGGTTTTAATACTTATGTTATCAACCGAAACAAACCCTGACGTTACCGTTGCGATTATTTCAATATCTGCATTACTTATAACTGAGTCAGTGGTGAATTCTTGAGAGAAACTTAACGACTCTGGACTCAATCCAGTACCTATCATATCAACAATATTAACATCGTTGAATTGTACTAATGCCTTAGTTGTATTAGTAATGAATAAACCGTCACCAGTGTATATGTAATCTTGATTTGTGGATAAAGTCAAGGTTTGACTTAAGACATCACCTGTCCCGAAAACGGAATTAGTCGCAACACCGCTTCCTATTGTCCAGTTGCCGCCTTTTGTCCAGTTTGCATCGACAGCAAAAGTTCCGTTTGTAATTTCCTCACTACCTAAACTAACAATCCTTACCGTATAGCTTTTAGTAGTCGAATCAATTATTGGTTGAACACCTGATCCGTAAGTAGTATCTAATGTTGCAGCGTTTAAATTTACCGGCCCTACTGGAATATCGGCCCTGTCATATGTTGCCAAATCTGAAGCATCAATATAAGAAACCGTTTCAACACCGCTCGTATTTGTTACGGCTACCCTTAGATATAAATCTGTATGCGCTGTAGAGTCAAAAGCACTTAACCACTCATTATCTTCTAATCTTATTTTTCTTGATGTAATAGGAAAAGGAGAATTAGGAGAATTATTAGTTAAGAATCGATCAGATGAACTATTCAAATCAAATATTCCAAATGTTTGTGATTGCTCCCTCGGTAAGAAAGAATTTAATACATTAGTACTAACACCGACCGGGCTAATTGTTGAACCCTCGACTAATCCCCCACTTGCCGTACTGACTAGCTCAGTAAAAGTCGGGTTAATACTGTAAAAAGCTTCGTTTGCATCTAGTATTGTAAACGTATCAATTATAGGCATACCATGACCACCTTCTTCAGTTGTCAAATAACCCCCAAGATTACTTTCAACTATCTTTTGAAAGTCAAAAATAAAAGTATTCGTATCTCCAATTTCAGGGTCTAATATGATAATAGCATCCGGGTCTAGGTCAATATAACCTTTCATTCTGACAATATCCGCATCATCTGAGCTTACCTCATACCATACTTGTTTTCCTAGTGGACTAGGTGACGTTACCCTACTATCTACACTTATATTACCCATTTGAATTTTTTTGCAATAGTCTTACAATATTTTCAACAATTACTTCAGCTTCTTTGCCTATCGCTTCCTCTGTTCGCTTTTCAATTAATGGCTCTGATTGTTTTAATACCGTGGTTAACCAAGCTGTTCGCCTTCCTGTTTTAGAAAATCTAAAAGACCCCTTTCCGTTTGGGGTCTTACGTCCTGTTGTTGGTATTCCTTCGCGCCTTATTGCCTCTTGCATTGCAAATGCAATTTGTCTAGTTGTTTTATTTGGGCTTGATATTCCTTTTGTTCTAATCCATTTTATTAACACTGAAACAGGAGGCGGTTTGCCCGGTTGCCTTTTCTTTTCGAGAGCTAAACCGTAACGATTCATTAACCCTTCAATTGCTATTCCTCCCGGTATGTCTTTTACTGGGTTTTCAAAAGACTTTATTAATGAGCCTGTAGCCCTGTGTCCTTGTGAAATAATTTCAGCGGCCTCCAAGTTTAGAAGCTCTTTGGCTAATTGCTTATATGATATTTTTGCAGCTTCTAACATTAGTTAACACAAGTTACAATGAAAGGTAAAGCACCTCGACTTAAATATATTTCATAACATAACGGAATTGTTAAAGTCACACGATTACTGTCTATAACAAAAGTAACTGGCCATTTTTCTTTCTTCTTTTCCATTAATAGTTAAATGTTCCCGTTGTGCATTCGTCTGGCACTTGTAATAAAAATGATATTTCGTAACCGTACAAATTTTGGTCACCCATATTTTCAATGAATTCACCTATTGGTCTTTCTTCGCTGTCTCCTGTTAATCTGAACCATGCCTCGTCACTTGTTTTTTCTTTGGCTCTTGAATCGAACTCCAAAAGGAAGTGAATCCCTAAAGCTTCCAATTCGCTTTGCTTGGCTGCTCTATCTGTTGCCACCTTCTCAGCTTCTAAGTAATCATCGTAAACACCAAACGTAATTGTATATACCTTATATTGATTCCTACGGCTTTGCGTTGTTGTTTCCCTGATAGTATGTAGCATTAAAACAGGATAAGTCACTTCTAGCCAAGCGTCCTTGTTCCAAGGGTAGTTGTATTTAAATGTGTTCACCCCTACTTGCGCGTCTGCAATGGTTTCAAATTCCGTTACTACTTCTGTTACTGTTGCCATTATATATTAAACCAATTTGGTACTACTTTAATTTTTCTCCCTTGAAAATAACTTACTCCGGGATTCTCTTTAATATCGTAATTTTCATACTCATTTACAAATTGTTCAGCTTTCCAATTGATACTGGCCGCTGCATTTTTAAACTTATTTCTTATATCTGTTCTAATCATTGAGTAATGATGCATTACCATTTCCTTTTCATCAAACCCTTTATAACTTTTATACGGTGCAATACCACAACTTGGATCAACTCGCACTGGAAAACGTGAACATATCTTTGTTTCAGGCGTTAATTTATTAATGAAAGGCATGTAATAATCTTCCATAGGTGTTAATTGCCAAGTCGGATTTTTATAATATGTATACATTTTAGTCCAAGTTACATCAAATTCATTACTTTTTAGATATTCTTTTGCAGCTTTAAACTCAAAAGGGTTATAGTAATGGTCACAGGCCGACATCATAAAGTGTGTACAACCTTCTTTACGTAGAAAATCAATGGCTTGGTTGTGCTTTATTCGTTCGTTCTTCTTTGTTGCCTGCCAATCATTACGAGGTTTGTACTTTAGAACACGTATCTTATCGCTTAAAATATCTCTGTTCTCTTCATACCACTTTTCAAATTCATCGCTTTTATGGCCTCTGTTTGATGTTGTCTGATAGTGTAGTAATACAACGTCAACATATGGTAGTATATTTCTAATGGCTCCGTTTAATAATTCGGTTCCGTTGTATATGGTGTAGAATATTCCTAATCTCATGTGAATAATTTAGTCCAAATATTAACTTGTTTCAAATACATATCTTTCGTGCTTTCACCTGCTCTAAATCCTTGCTTTGGTCTATTGATAAAATCATCGTCAAAGTCTTCTGAAAGTATTTCTTTAATCATGCTCTTACCTACATCTTCGTATTTTGATACCTTGCTATCTAAAAAAGGATAACGGCTCTCTACGTTGAAATACATACCCATCTTGTCCATTTTACGTAAATGGTGGTGTGTTAGTAGGTGCAAATCTTGTTTCTTCTTTGCTTCGTTGCTTATAGCCTCGATTGGCTGCATAAATCCACGTGGATAATCGGGTGTGTTATAGTATGTGTAACCCCCGAATAGTTCATCTGCTCCACAACCGGACATGCAAACTCTAGAACCTAATAAATGTATATGAAGAAATAAATAATAATTTATACTAGCTGCGTAGTATGGTTCTTCCCAGATTTCAATCATCTTTTCAAGATCGATCTCATCATATTTTGCTGGTATACTGTAAAATTCTATTTCTTTTTGGGTGTATCTGAATTTACTTTCAACCTCGTAAAGGTAGTCCGATCCATCGTCTTGTATGTTAATTAGCTTGCAATTATAGATATCACCATTATCCCTCAAAGCCTTAACTATCAAAGTAGAATCTAAACCACCAGAAACAGGTACAGCCATATTGTCAACCGTCCTTATCTTGACTGCTCGCTTGAAGTCGTTATAAAAGTTAGTAGTTATCATAATAAGACATTAAGAAAACCATTAACACTGATACGCCTACGGTTACAGATATGACTAATAATGTACTATCTATATAATACCCTATTAATAATCCTATTCCACACACTATAATCAAAGTTAATAATGATAAGCCAGTGTCTATTAATGCTTTT